GACAAGGGTTTAGATCTTTTCCAAAAAGATTGGGAAACAGTAAATGCACTTAAAATTTAAATGAAATTCACCGTCTATTCAAAGGAAGGATGTTCCTTCTGCAAAAAGGCAGAACAGATGTTAGACATAGCAAAAGTTGATTATGTGGTTTATAAACTCGGAGATCATTTCACCAAAGAAGGATTCATGTCTGAGTTTGGAAATTCATCATTCCCAAGAATTACGGTGGATGGTAAATTAATTGGAGGGTGTTTAGATACATTCAGATATCTAGAGGAGAAAAACTTAGTATAATGGAAGACATTTACACAATCGTAGATAAAGCAATTGACATTGCATTTGAGGAAAAAAAATTTCATTTAAAGTTCTATGATTTTATGAAGTCCTGTAAAACAACAGGAGTTGGAGCAAAAGAGTTTAATCAAAGTTCAACTGTAAAAGAGTTGAATGAACTTATTGATGAACTTAGTGAGTACATCAAAGGTGGAAAAGATGGCGAACATCAAGTCTTGAGAGAGGCTTATGGTCATCTTGGAAAACCAAGTGCAAGAAAGATTAAAGATTATTTTAATGGAATTTTAGAGGATGCTCAAAGATACGAAAAAGAAAGACGAAGAGGAAGACGTAAAACCAAAACTAAATAAAGGTGTTGAACTTATGTTACAGCGTAAGGAGGCATCATCACCAAAAAAGTTTAACTTAAAACAATTCATTCAAGGTAGTAACGTGTTAGCGATAGCATTAACTTTCGGCACTCTTGTAGCAGTGCTTTTTCTCTGTGTTGGTGGTATAATAGGGTGGTTATATAAAGAACACAACCAGAGGTCAATTATGCCTGAGATGCATCCTGAGATGTATGACTTGAAAGGTAACTTAATTCCAGATGAGATTATTGCCTTTCGATTTGAAAACGTAAATTTCGATAACGAAACTGAAGACGAATTATGACTACGACACATCCCACATTGGGAGAAGCTAGATTGCCAAGAAATCCTCTTTTAAGTGAGGTGTTGGCATTAGTATCAAAACAAAAAACAAAAGCAAAGAAGATTCAAATTCTGAAAGAGAATGAATCTCTACATCTTAAATCTGTTTTGATATGGAATTTTGATGAATCTGTGAAGTCAATGCTTCCAGATGGTGATGTTCCGTTCAATAAGAATGAGGCGCCTGCTGGAACTGAACATTTACATCTTGCATACGAATGGAAAAAGTTGTATAATTTTGTGAAAGGAGGAAATGATTCTCTTCGACCTATGAAAAGAGAACAACTTTTTATGCAACTTTTAGAGGGTTTGCATCCTGACGAGGCAGAGATTGTCTGTCTAGTTAAAGATAAAAATTTAAAGAAGAAATATAAAGTGACTCGTGCCATAGTTGAAGAGGCATTTCCTGACATACAATGGGGTAATCGAGGATGACTCAAACAAAAGGTACAACAGAAATTCAAACTTATTGGTCTCTGAAGGAAAAAGAAACTCTTGCCAGTAAATATTCAACCGAACTTTTGGTTGAAAATTGTAATGAAGAACAAGCAAGAAACCCTCAATTTCCTCTTGACGCCTACATAGTTACATATAAAGATGGAAATGGAGATACGAGAAGAGATATTGTTCGTGCAACTGCGAAGGTAAATCTTTTCGATATGTACTATGATAAGTTTGGTGCTAACTCTTTGGTCTCAATGGATTATGGATTTGGAACTGTTAATCCAAAACTATATGGTTTGAAAGCACCCACTAAACCAAAGAAAAACAGAAGGAGGAATGCATGAGTGGAGATGTAGGATTAGACAATGAACCCATTATTTTTTACACTGAAGAGATGACAGTTTCAAAACTGATTGTCTTAAGACATAAAGGGATAAAATTTAATCATTACAACACAGTCATGAACAAAATAAAGGAGACTCATGAGCGAAGAACTTCGTAATCAAATCAATGACATCATTGAAGGTGAAATACAAAATGGAATCAACGACTACTTGGAAGAGAAACAGGAACGAGAGAAGACTCAGGGAATGGGTTTTGTTACCTCTGAGGAGTCAAAGGAGTTAAAGGTAAAGGTATCTAATGATGAGATAGATAAGATCATCAAACAATATAAAAAACTTAAGAAGAAAGAAAAGTCTAATTTATTTCAAGTTAAGAAGATGGGATTGCTTGATAAGAATGGGAGACCGTTAAATGGATAACAAAAAGTTAAAAACAATATTAAAAGACTTGAAATCTGTGGTAAGTGCGTTAGAATCAGAGTTAGATACTGAGAATAGTACATGTGCTAATCTCGACTATGAACAAATTTACCCTTATATAACAGATTACGATGAAGTTTTCATGGATGAAGAGTGAGGATAGAAACAATCCTCGTTACTCAGAAGAAAAAATGGAATTAAGAAGAGCATGTTTTAGATCTTTAATACATCATCTTCAAGATCATACCAGAGCAGTCTATGAGTTCGCCACCATTTGGTGTGAAGACCATGATACAATAGATGGTATCGAACAAGGTTTTCAAGATTACCTAAGATCTTATGCAGAAAAAGCTTATGACAAAAGTTAAATTAGTATCAGTCACACCAGATGCAGAAAAAACTATGGCACACATTGCCAGAGTTTCCAACCCTGCCAATCAGGACAACGAAAAGTTCTCTGGACTTCTCAAGTATTGTATCAAACATCAACATTGGTCAGTATTTGAACAGTCTAGTATGACTCTTGAGATAGAGACAACTCGTGCGATTGCAGCACAGATACTTCGTCATAGATCATTTACTTTTCAAGAATTTTCTCAAAGATATGCGAAGAGTAATGAACTTGGTAAGATTGAACTGCCTGAATTAAGAAGACAAGATACAAAGAATCGTCAGAATAGTATTGATGATTTAGATGACTTTGTAGTTCAAAAATTACAAATGCAGATGACAACTCTTTTCAGTTCTGCACAATCATTGTATAATCAAATGATTGAGGAAGGTGTTGCAAAAGAATGTGCTAGAATGGTTCTACCACTATGCACACCCACAAGAATTTACATGACTGGTTCTTGCCGTTCTTGGATACATTATATTAATCTAAGATCTGCACATGGAACACAAAAAGAACACATGATTATTGCAGAAAATTGTCGTGAGGTATTTACCGAACAGTTCCCTGTTGTGTCCGAAGCCCTTGAGTGGGTCTAAATAACTTTACAAAACGTTAAAAACTATGCCTACATATCCTGTTATTAACAAAGAAACTGGTGAGAAAAAGGAATTATCAATGACCATGATTAAGTATGATGAGTGGAGAAAGGACAATCCAAACTGGGATAAAGATTGGAATGCTGGTGTTGCTGGTCTTGGAGAGGTTGGTGAGTGGAGAGATAAACTCATCACAAAGAATCCAAGTTGGAATGATGTTTTACATAAGGCATCTAAATCACCTGGCTCCAGAGTTTCTAAAATTAACAAATAGATGGCAAAGAAAAATAATTCTCCAATCGGAGTAGGGATGACTGCAAAACAAATGAAGAGGAAAAGACCAATTAATGGCGATCTTTTAAACAAGATCGAACCAATTACAGATAACCAAAAGATTCTCTTTGACAACTACAAAGAGGGTAAAAATATTTTTGCCTACGGTGCAGCTGGAACAGGTAAAACTTTTGTTGCATTATATCTTGCACTCAAAGACATTCTTGATCAACACACACCATACAATCAACTCTATATTGTAAGATCTCTTGTCTCAACTCGTGAGATTGGATTCTTGCCTGGCGATCATGAAGATAAGTCTTTCTTGTATCAGATACCATATAAAAACATGGTCAAGTATATGTTTCAAATGCCATCTGATGCAGACTTTGAAATGTTGTATGGTAATTTGAAACAACAGGACACTATCAAATTCTGGAGTACATCATTCATTCGTGGAACAACAATTGATCAAGCGATTGTGTTAGTTGATGAGTCACAAAACTTGAATTTTCATGAATTAGATAGTATAATAACAAGAGTAGGAGAGGATGCTAAAATTATTTTCTGTGGTGATGCAAGTCAAACAGACTTACAGAAAACCAATGAGAAGAATGGTATTCTTGACTTCATGAAGATAGTCGAACAAATGCCTGAAGAATTTGCAATGATAGAATTTAATGTTAATGACATCGTTCGTTCTGGTCTTGTGAGAGAGTATCTTATTAAAAAAATGGCTATGGGATTTTAATGTTTATTGTTGAAAATCATCTCGGTGATTTAGAGTTAGAGAAAAAAGAGACCGACGGACTTCGCCTATATAAGTTACCTAATGAAGATTGGGTTCCTTCTATCACCTCTGTAACTAGTTTTTACAATCGAGAGGTGTTTCGTGAATGGAGAAAAAGAGTCGGAAATGAAGAAGCGGATCGTGTCACTAGGGAGGCAACTCGCCGTGGTACGGACTTTCATGAGGCTGCACAAGCCTATCTGGAAAATAAAGAGTTAGATTGGAAAGATTATCAACCACTAACTCAGTTCATGTTTCACAGTGCGAAATCAAGTCTTGATAAGATTGGAAAGATTCACGCAATAGAACGCACACTTTATTCTGAATACCTTGGTCTGGCAGGAAGAGTCGATTGTATCGCCGAATATGAAGGCGAACTTGCTGTCATTGATTTTAAGACCTCGAAAAAAATTAAACCAGAAAAATGGATTGAACAATACTTTGTTCAAGAGGTTGCATATGCCTGTATGTATTATGAACTGACTGGAATTCCTATCCAAAAACTTATCACAATCATGGTCACACCTAACGGTGAGATTAAAGTTTATGATAAAAGAAACAAAGGAGACTACATCAAATTACTTGTGAAATATGTTAAAAACTTTATCGAAAACCGAATGGTGGTTAATGGGTGACATCAACAAAGCACTTAAAGAAAAATTTCTCTGTTCAGCGCAGTTTGCACAGGACATAGAGGGTATTGTCAAAGATGACAATTTAGGTTATATTGATGCTATAGTACATTATTGTGATCAAAATGCCATTGACGTTGAATCGGTTCCCAAACTCATTTCAAAACCACTTAAGGAGAAGTTGAAATGGGAAGCAACAGAACTCAACTTTCTAAAACGTACCTCAAGAGCAAAACTTCCCTTATGACTGGTTTTGATTGCTATCGAACTTACTTAGCATTCAAAAACCACTTTACAAAGGATAACTTTGATTATTTTAAATATGGTGGTAAGACAAATGCAACCACCACTTCATTTAATAAAAGAAAGGATAAATATTTTTTTGAAAAGATGTCTCGTCAAAAGAAAGACGAAGATATAGTAGATTATTTTACTGCAATTTTCTCTCAATGTGATGATCCACAAAAGATGTGGATTGGAGAGATCATAGAGACAGGAGAGAATAAATATAATGACTGGCTTAAAAAGATACAGAGTTTGAATTATCTTTTTAAACAGGAGATGACTGAACTTTGTGATGATAAAGAATTTAATTCTTTATTTGAATGTAAGAATGGAAGACACCCAATAATTATAAAAGAACATTTAAAGAAAAGTATTTCTGTTGAGACACTAGTAATACTTGATGGTCTGTTGAGATATAAAAAGAACTTTGATGCCAAGTTAGACGATTTTGTGTGGAAAACCGTTAGTCTTAAGTTAGACAAGTATAAACCGTTTTTGTTAAATAATATTAACCTCGCAAAGTACAAACAAACCCTCAAGGAGATAGTCGTTAAATGAACGATTTTTTCGATTCAGAAATAGTCAAAGAAAGTCTAAGAGACATTCAAGAACTTCAAGATATCATTGGTATGAATTTGTTAGCTTCAATTGCTTTTTCTGATGAAGATGTGGATGATGAACTAGATCAACTTGAGATGGTTGAAGAATTATTGGAGAAACAACAGTTGATGTATGTTAGATGCAAACTATCAGATGACCCTGACGCTCAGTTAGTTGCAGAAAATATGTCTCATCAATTAAGAAGTATGGGAGCGCCTAGAGGGACATCTGTAGAGGAAATATTTGACAATATGAGAGGGTCAATTAGAAAATTAAAAGAGACGCTTGACAACTAAATAGTAAGGTGTTATATTAATAATGTAAGGACGCTTACGTTGGGAGTGACTGAATAAACTTACTGGCATATAGCTGGTTAAGGTGATGAGACACAGGTGGTGCTGCTCCGAGAGGAGAATCGACTTACCAGTCGGGTCTCAGGCAAAGACGTATTTTACTCTGTAGTAATGCCCGTCTTTTGTTGGCACACAGAAATCCAACCTCCCTCTTTTTTGACCTAAGATGCAACTCGAAAGAGTCGGGCAGATGGTCTTCTTAACACAAATAAAAATAAATCTAATAAAATCTAATGTCTTTTTCTAATCTAAAAAAACAATCCTCACTTGGTTCTCTGACTGCAAAACTTGT